CAACATGATAACGCTCTGCGTTACGTGTCATCAGCTAAAGGACATGCACGCGGGGGCGCACACTCACGAAGCAAGATCACGACACGTCGCATACTTGATCGAGAAATATGGCTATGACTATTCTGACATGGGGGCGCTATGGCGGGGACTCTCGAATATGTGCCACTAACGACGCTGGCCCACTGGCCGCGCAATCCAAAGGAACATGACCTCGGCGCTATCCATGAGAGCATCGAGCGTTTTGGCTTTCAAGGGGCGCTGATCCTCAACGGGGATCGTGTCGTATCGGGCAACGGGCGATTGACCGCGCTGATGCAACGCAGGACTCTGGGCAACAAAGCGCCCAAGGGTATCCGTGTTGAGGGCGATAGCTGGTTAGTGCCGGTGATACGGGGAGAGTTTGGTAGCGAGCGCGAAGCTGAGGCATTCGTTATAGCCGCCAATCAGACGACGATACTGGGCGGATGGGACGCCACGGAGCTGGCCGACATGCTGGGCGACTTTGCGGTCAACGATGATCTATCGGGCATTGGCTTTGACGGAGACGACGTTGACCGACTGGTCAAGCAGGTTGCAGAGGACTTGCGGCTGGATTATGATTTTCTAGGCGACGAAGGCCAAGAGGACGCCAGGGCTGAAGAGCAGCGCGGTTTTCCATTGGCCATTGTGTTAGCTAGGGCTGAATACGACGAATGGCAAGCGTACAAGGCCGAGACGAAAGCGCGAGACGACAAGACGGCTTTCATGGCGATGTGGAGGGCAGATGGCAGCTAGAGGTGGTCATTGGACAAGGAGCGCGGGGGGGGGCTGCGTCATTCATGGGCGACGCAACTGGCTTGCGATCTGAGGCTAGGGATAGAAAGTGGCGCCTGCGCGACTATGGCGAAAACTCTCCAAGAGGGGAAAGGTTCAATATACGCAAGGGGGGCGACAGCCTTTGGGCGAGTAGCATCACAGAAGCGCGGTCTATGATGCAACGAATGGACTTGCTTTTGCGAGAAGAGGCGCGCTATCGAGCGTCACGCAGGCGATAGTGCTTGACGTTTACTGGGGCGAACTACTCATATCGCCTAACCCGCTGGAACTGAGCCTGAACAGTTGCTCGCATATGTGCAGCTACTGTTTCGCCAATCTCAACAAGGGCAAGCATACGGAGAACCCAGCCAGTGCGATGCGCCTACTTGCTGATTATGGCAACAGATCAACACTAACGGCGCAGTTGCTACAGGGCGGCTATCCGGTGGTGGTGTCGAATCGAATGGACCCGTTCTCACGGACCAACTATGAGCAGATTATCCCTATGCTCAGAGTGATGGTCGAGATGGGCATACCGATAGAGATCCAAACCAAGGGCGGTACAGGGATTGATGACGTTCTCTCGTTCCTACCGCCGAGCCTATGGTATATCTCGCTTTCGATGATAGACGATGGCATACGCAAGAAGATTGAGCCAGGCGCAACTAGTGTGCATGATCGGTTAGACCTGGTGCAAAAGTTGACCGACGCGGGCCATACGGTGGTATGGGGGTTGAACCCATACGTTCCTGAATGGTTGCCAGAGCCAGAGCGATTATTCGAGGCAATGGCAGAGCGCGGGTGCCAGGGCGTATGGCTTGAGACTCTACACCTCAACTATCGCCAGTGTAACGCAATGACCAATCGGCAAAAGGACGCGCTGACAGAGCCGATTATGAAGCGGGCGCGCAAGCGGAAAATCGAGCCTGATCTGTGGGACGCGATTATGTGGGCCTATGTGCTGGCGGATGTTTACGAGACGCCCTATTTCAGCAAAGGGCTACCATATCCGACCGACTTTGTGGACGTGATGCGCAAGCCGTATGACAAGAGCTTCCCGACGCTGCAAGATTGGGTAAATTGGTGCTATGCCAACAAGCAGGACGGCGACGCGGTGACATGCGATGAGTTTGTTTCCGTCGTGACGCAAGGCATACCACAGCGCCAGCTAAAGTTACACCACTATCTAGGCGCAACAGCGCATGACCTATGGCGGACGCACAAGATACCGCTGGACATGACATACAGCGACCTATACCGGATCATGTGGGCAGAGCCTAGAACGTCACAGTGCCCAGGCAACATGCGCTGCTTTGCGTATCAGGGCACGAAGGAACAGCCCAGGCTAGACGCTAAGGGCTTGCCGCTGATGGTGTTCGATTCGAGATGGTTTGAGACTCAGTACGCGTAGCTAGTCCGATTTTATCAAGTAGGAAGACATGGGCGCCAGCGATCATTTTAAAGCCACACAATTCATAGAGGCCATACCGGGCACCGGCGGGATCAAGAGCGCCATCGCCCGCAAAGTGGGCTGCGACTGGCATACCGTGGACAAGTACGTCAAGACGTACCCGACGGTCAAGCAGGCCTATGACGACGAATGCGAGGGCGTGCTTGACTTGGCAGAGGTCAAGTTGATCGAGCAGGTCAAGAATGGCGAGCAGTGGGCGGTCAAATATATGCTATCGACCAAGGGCAAGAATCGCGGGTTTACTGAGCGCACAGAGATAAGCGGCGCCGACGGGAAGGACATCACGATTAACGTAAAGTACGGGAGGGAGTAATAATGGCAGCACGCGGTGGACATTGGATGAAAGGTGGGGCAGGCGGGGGCAGGGCGTTTGTGGCCGCCGCAAAGCAACAGGACATGTGGGCCATGTTCCCGGAAATGTCCGATGCCGAACGAGCGGCCGCGGCAAAGGGGAATTGGGCAATACCTGACTGGTCCGCTACGCCTGCGGGGCAGCGGATTGTAGCGAGCGGAGGCAGCCTTTCTTCTGAAGGTCGGGCAATGAGCGAGGTTCAGAGAATTGCGGGAGCGAGAATAGCGCAGGTTAGGCAAACGGCTGCTCAGATACCACGGCTTGAAAGCAGCGCCCGTCGCAACGCAGCCCGCAGGCTGGCGGCTGCTCGTAACAATATAGAGCGTATCCGCCAGTCTGTTGGGGGATCGTCTGTGCAAGAAGCTGCTTTAGTTCGGGCGATTCGTCAACGATACATCACGGAAACAAGGTAACAATGATCTTGGGATTATGCTGGCGGTGCTTCGGGTCTAAACGCATATCGGACTTGATCATAGGCGCGCTTGCGATCAGAGGGAAGCGAGAATTGACAGGTGCCACGAGTTTGTTTCCACTCGTAGAACGGACGCCCATCGGGATACCAGGCTGTAGTAGAGCGGACATACTGCCAGAGGCCACAGCCATCGCGACCTGTCTGATACCGGCGGGCAACGGGGTTATCCTCGAACATGCTCTGGGACGTAACAGAGAACTCCCAGCCATCGTGGTAGCGTTCCATTTTGATTTTCATTATCGGCAACCATCGCAGACGGGGGCGTTGTAGAAATCATGGCTAGTAGCAGGCTGACCGCAATAGTGGCAATACTCGACTGGTCTGCGCGATTTGTGTGTGGCTGCCGGTCGTGTTGCTGTGGAGAGCATGTCTCGGATCGCTCCGGCGGTGCTGGCTTTCTCAACCCAGATTTCTCCGGCGTTATCTTTGACCTGAGCGCCATTGTAGCGTCCCAAGCGGCGCGCGAGTTTGTCCAGCTCGGCATCGCTCTTGTTTGTCTCGACTGTGTATACCGTTTCGTTTTCGTCGTTCGTGATTCTGTACTGCATCTCGTGTCCTCCCGTGTGTTCTCTGTCTCAACTCTGAATACAGTGTAACATGGAAATGATGGAATGTCAAGGGGTATTTTGGATCTAACGGTTAGTCTCCACAAACCGCATGAAAAGCAGCTTAGTTTCAAGCGCAGCAGTGCGAAGCGCAAGGTTATCGTGGCCGGGCGACGTGGCGGCAAGACGACGGGCGTGGCCGACATAGCGGTTGAGGCGATGCTTGAGGATAGGCGCGTGCTTGAAGCGGCGCCAACCTCTGACCAGACTAACACATTCTGGGACGTATGCTGTGAAGCGATGCAAGAGCCCATTGACGCCAAGATATGCTACAAGAACGAAACGAATAGAGTGCTAGAGATGCCCAACGGCGGGCGCATACGCACAAAGACAGCCTGGGATGCGGACAGCTTGCGCGGTGACTATGCCGACCTTCTCATTCTTGACGAATACTCGCTGATGAACCCCGACACGTGGGATCAAGTGGGCGCGCCGATGCTCCTTGACAATGACGGCGACGCCATATTCATTTTCACGCCACAGCGACGCAACCATGCCTATGCGATGTACGCCAAAGCACAAGCTGATGATACGGGCCGCTGGGCCGCATGGCACTTTACCAGCTATGATAACCCGTATCTGAGTCAAGAGGCGCTGGCAGAGATCACGGCGGACATGACCGACGCGGCGTATCGCCAAGAGATTATGGCAGAGTTCCTTGAGGGTGAGGGCGCTGTATTCCGCAACATTGACGCTTGCATGACCGCGCCAGAGACGACGCCGGTCCAGCACAGAGGCCATGATCTAGTTGCAGGCGTTGACTGGGGCAAAAAGGGCGACTATACCGCCATCTCGGTCGGGTGCCGCCAGTGCAAGTGCGAGGTAGCGCGTGATAGGTTCAATCAGATTGACTATCACGTCCAGCGCGGGCGCCTCGTGGCCATCGCTCAACGCTGGGGGATCAAGGGGATGGTGCCAGAGGCAAACAGCATGGGAGAGCCTATCATCGATGAACTGAGCAGAGACGCGGACTTGCGGGATGTTCATATTATGCCGTTTCAGACGACGGCAACCAGCAAGCCGCCGATGATCGAATCTTTGGCCTTGGCGCTAGAGCGCGAAGAGATGCGCTGGCAGCCTGACCCGATATGGACGGCAGAACTAGAATCCTACGAGGTCAAGTATTCAGGGAACACCAACAGGCCGTCGTATAGCGCGCCAGCGGGGGTACATGACGACACAGTCATGGCAAGGGCGCTGATGCTACACGGACTATTGAGGCCGCTTGAGATCGAAACCGCACCGAGCCTATACCAGTGAGGCAAGATGATATATACCCCTAGTTCATTCGAGGCAGAGATGCTTGCCCAGCGCATGGTGGCCGAGCAGGGCGCTCGCCTCAAGGCGTACAAGCGCGCGCGCGAATACTACCAGGGCGAACAAAAGCAACCGCTGAAGGTTGAAATGGGCCAGGCGAATGATAACGTCATCATCAACCTGAACCGGTTGATTATTGACAAGGGCGCGGCGTTTCTATTCGGCAAGGACGTCGTATTTGAGTTACAAGAGGGCGACACAACGCCAGAGGAAGAGTATCTGGACGCGCTGTGGAAGCGCAACCAAAAGATGACTTTCCTGCTAAAGGCGGGAACAAGCGGCGGCATCTATGGGCATGTGTTTGTAAAGATCATGCCCGAGGTATACCAGGGCATATATCCACGCCTGGTAAACATTGAGCCGGAATATGTGACCGTCATTTGGGACGGCGCAGACATTGAAACGGTCTACGAATACCGCATCCAGTGGACGGCGATAAATCGCAAAGGGCAGGGCGTGACGCGGCGTCAGCGGATTATGCTAGATGATAGCGGCGTTACATGGTCGATTATCAATGAGGTCAACGCGGGCAACAAGTGGGAGGCGGACTCGGAGAATGAGGACGTGACGTGGCCTTACGCTTGGCCGCCGATGATAGATTGCCAGAACATGCCCGCTGCTGGCCAGTATTACGGCTGGGCGGACATGGAAGAGCAGAGCGAGCAGGACGCGATCAACTATGTAGCGTCCAAGATTCAGCGCATTCTACGCTTTCACGCGCATCCCAAGACAGTTGCATCTGGCATGAAGAATCAAGACCTGTCCGCCAACGAGGACGAAGTGCTGTTCCTGCCAGGCGTTGGTATGAGCCTCCGCAACATGGAGATGCAGAGTGACCTCGGGTCGGCATTGCAGTTTCTCGATAGGCTGATTGTATTCTGCATGAAACAGGGGCGCGTGCCCAATCTTGACCCGGCCTCCATGAACATTGGCGCGTTATCCGGCTTTGCCTTGCAGGTGCTATACGGCGACCTGCTAGAGAAGACAGAGGCCAAGCGACGCACGTATGGTGACATGCTGGTAGAGCTAAACCGACGCCTGCTAGACATGAACGGCATGGGCGACGATAACTATAGCACGATTCACTGGTCCGACCCGCTACCAGAGAATGAGCAAGAGCGCAAAGAGCGCGACGCCTTTGAGATGGACTATAAGCTGGCTAGTCGCGAGACGGTGCAGACACGGCGCGGGCTAGACTCGGAGGTAGAGGCGGAGCGCGTCGCCGCGCAAGAGGTGCGCGAGGGCAACATAGGCGCGGCGTTGTTGCGGAACTTTAGCCTAAGCGGAGAGACAGAGGCATAGTAGTGGCTACCATCCAGCAGATCATCGCCACGTATCAGCGGCAGCTCGCGAACCTTGACGACGCGGCTACGGCCAGGCTGTTACAGTCGTACCAGGCGGCCTACACACAGCTAGAGGCCCATCAGGCGGCGCTGCTTGCAGAGATCGCCACAATGGAGAACGTCACGTCGGCGGCGATATACAAGCGCGATAGATACCAGCGGCTAATCTCAGAGACCAGACGCCTCATGGATCGCTACGGCGCGGTCATTGAGGATCAGGTGAGAGCAGACGCTCCTGGGGTGATGCGCTTAGGGACAGACCAAGCCCGAGATCTGATACAAGGCGCGTTCGACGGCATACCGGAACCACAGCGCGGCTCGATACTGGCCACATTCCAGGTGATGCCCACCGACGCGATAGAGGCGATGACCGCCGCGCTGCTAGAGGATTCGCCATTGTGGACAGAGACACTAGCATCGTTCGGCGACGACGCGGCGCAAGGGATAGCCGACGAGTTGATAACGCATCTGCTCAGTGGCAAGAACCCGATAGATACCGCGCGCGCGATGATGAACGTCTGGGGCGTGCCGCTGACAAGGGCGCTGAGGATAGCGCGAACGGAACATCTGCGAGCGTTTAGGGCGGCGTCGTTAGTCAACTATCAGCGCAACGCGCACCTGTTAGACGGCTGGCGTTGGCATGCGAACCTGGATGTAAGGACGTGCATGAGCTGTGTCAATCTGCATGGCACGCTGTTCCCGCTGACGGAAACAATGTCTGATCATATTGCGGGCAGATGCGTTATGATACCTGAAGTCAAGAGCTTGGCAGAGTACGGCCTAGGCCAGGTGGGTTACGACCTGAAAGAGGGCGACGGCGAGCGGTGGTTCAACGAGCAGCCCGAGAAGATGCAAAAAGGCATGATGGGGCCGGGCAAATACGAAGCGTGGCAAGCTAACAAGTTTAAGTTTAGCGCGCTGAGTACGGCGAAACAGAGCAAGGTCTGGGGCCGGATGTTTGTTGAGACGACGCTGGGAGAATTGATAGGGGGCGCACAATGACCCGCTCTGACATTATCGCCCTACTCATGGTCATACGCCGGGCAGCGCTGATGGTCTGGCGACACTTGGAGAAGCAGTATCCTGAACTGATTAAATAACAGCATACGGCCCACACCCTAGTGGTCTCGGCCCATTTCGGATGACACGGCGCAAGCCTGCTCATCTGGGGTGGGCCTTTTCATATTACCGCACGAGGCGGGCAAAACTCGGAGGATAACATGACAGACGAACAGGCACAAAGTGACACCACGCTTACTGGCAACGACCAGGACAAAAACGAGCAGGCGCATTTCACGCAAGAGCAGGTAGACAAGATCGTCAAAGAGAGGCTAGACCGTGCGAGCAGGAAGTCTCAAGAGACGATCAAGAGCAAGTACGGCGACTATGACGCGCTGAAAGAAGCAGCGGGCAAGCTGGCGGAGATCGAGGACGCGAACAAGAGCGAGACAGAAAAGACAGCCGCCAAGCTAGCAGAGCTGATACAAGAGCAGACTCAACTCCAAGGTGAGAACGCGAGACTTGCCAAGGACCGCGAGCAGGCTCTTATCAGAAGCGCCGTCGTCTCCAAGGCGACACAACTGGACTTTCAAGACCCAACGGACGCTTATCGAATGCTCGACCTTTCGGGGTTGGAGCTGGACGGAGAAGAGGTCAAGGGCATTGAGGATCTGTTGCAAGCGTTGGCAGAGGCCAAGCCGTATCTACTGCGCAAAAGTGCTATACCGCGAATTACACCAACGAATCCTGGAGCTGGCAATGCCAGCGGCAACTCGCGCGGTGAGACCCGCGAGGCGCAAGCAGCCAGGCTATCAGGCATAGGCGCGATTGATCTAACCGCCAATGGCGGTGGGTTGAAGATGCCTAGCCAATAACGAGGACAAAAATATGACAACTGGTGATTCCAGAGTAACTGATCTCAATAGTTACTTTAACAACATTTATGAGGACGCCGTGTTCACGCTCAAAGAGGGCAACATGGCGACGCGGCTGGTCCGCACGTTCACCGATGGACGCGGTGACCAGACACGCACACTTTCGACGTACCCGAGCATCACGCCGGTGAGCGTGGCTGAGACAGAAGACTTTGCCGCGCCGACACGGTTTGACAAGAGCCTGGTTTCGACACTGACGCCCGCAGAGGCCATGTCGCAGGTTATTATCACAGACCGCCGTATCGAGACGGACCCGCAGAATACCGCGCAAGACGCTTCTGTGGAAATGGGTCAGGGCATGGCTACTTACGTTGATCAGCAAATCTTCGCTAACTTTTCTAGTTTGACCGGCGGCACCGTGGGCAACCTTGGGTCAGAAATGACGTGGGGATACTTCTTCGCTGCGCTGTCCAGAATGCGCGTGCTCAACGCGCCCAAGCCATGGCACTGCGTTTTGCATCCTAACCACTGGCACTATATGGCCGAGTCCGCCGCTGTTGGCGCGACCGTGACCAATGCGCCTCAATTCCAGGACCGGATCATGCAGGACTACTATGTAGGCTCTGCCTCTGGCGTCGATATTTTTACTAGCACGAACGTACCCGCAAGCGGCGGAACAGCGGCATACTCTGCCATGTTCAGCCCACAGGCATTGGCTTTCGACTTGCGTCGTGGCGCGCGTATGGAACCAGAGCGAGATGCTAGCAAGCGTGCATGGGAATTGAACATGTCGATGCTGTTTGCTGACGGGGTATGGCGCCCGACCTTGGGCGTGCAAATCCTAGCAGATTCGCAAGCGACGAGCTAGGAGGATATACCAATGGCATTCGCTTATGATGATGTACGAGTTTCTCACGTGACAATCAGCGACCCGACCAAAGACAACTACTATCCTGTAATGAAGGTGCCGAACCGGAACACCAAGATCGAGATTCTCGAGGCTTGGGCCTGCTCGGACACTGGCGTTACCCTCGGCAACGGTACTGGCGTCGCCCTGACGCTGTTGGACTATGGCACGGCTGGTACAGCCAACATCGGCACCGTGTCTAGTGTCCTCGGTGGCACGACTGTCACCTGGACGGCAACCACACCGAAGGCGTTCACCCTGTCCGATGGGACACTGGGCGCTGGCAAGTGGCTCTACTGTTACTATGACGAGACGGGCACCGTTGCCCCTCTCAATCTCGACATCGAAGTACACTGGGTTGTAGGTGTAGGCGCTTAATCGCCTACGCGGCTGGCTAGGCAAGCATAGCTTGCTGAAAGGGATGTGCCCCCGTCCTTGCCAGTCGCGATTGTGGGGCAAAATAGAATAGGGGGCCGATGTGAAAATCTTTTGGTGGTCGAACGCGCCTTGGGTTGGGTCAGGCTATGGCGCACAAACGAACCTATTTTGGTGGCGACTACAGAAACTAGGCCACGAGGTCACGCTAGGCGCGTCTTACGGTCTCAACGGATCGCCGCTGAATCTGGAAGAGCACGGCGAGAAAACCCGTGTATTCCCGCTGGGATACACCCAGCACGGCAACGACATTATTGGGTCGCACGCGCTCCACGTTGGGGCAGATATTGTTATCACTCTCTATGATTCTTGGGTATACAACCCGCAAGTGACAAGCAAGTTTAGATGGTGCCCGTGGGCGCCTATCGACCATACGCCAATGCCGCCCGGTGTGCGCACATCGTTGCAGGCCGCATGGCAGCCTATCGCCTACTCACAGCACGGATTCGACCAGATGACCAAGGGTGGGCTAGACCCTCGTTATGTGCCGCACGGCATAGACACAACCGTGTTTGACGTGAAAGATCGCGATGAGGCGCGCGCGGCGTTGAATCTACCAGGCAAAGACTATGAGTTTATGGCGGTGATGGTCGCAGCTAACAAGGGCATTCCAAGCCGCAAAGCGTTCCCTGAGATTCTATGGGCATGGAAGCAATTTATTGACCGACACCCGAACAGCCTACTATACCTACATACGCATTCGGGGGCAGAGACTAGCGGAGCCGACTTGATGCAGATCCTTAACGCGCTAGATATTCCCGAGGGGACAGTGTTATTTGCTGATCCGTATTGGCTGGCTATTGGTCATCCGCCTGCACACTTGGCGCAACTTTACAATGCGGCAGATGTGCTACTGAGCCCCAGCTATGGCGAGGGCTTTGGTGTGCCGATTATCGAGGCGCAAGGCTGCGGCACGCCGGTGATCGTCAACGATTGTACCAGCATGCCACAATTGTGCTTCTCTGGCTGGGTGACAACGAATCAGCCGATATGGTCGCCACAGAACTCTTGGCAATTCAAGCCAGACCAGGAGAGCATCTTAGAGTGCTTGGAGCAGGCGTACCAGAACCGAGGCAGCGAAACGCTGAGGCGCGGCGCGCGCGACGGGGCGATGCAGTACGACGCTGACCTGGTGACAGAAAAATACTGGAAGCCGGTGTTGGACGAGATCGAGTCTGAGCTAGGCAACGACGAAGGCGACGGCCTAGTAGACCTGGCAGAGTAGGAGGGGGCATGAGGAAGCATTGGCAGTGGTGGATCATTCCTGACGAAGGGGAGGCGATCAAGGTTCTAGCAATACCAGAGCGGTTTTATCGGGAGATGTTGGCAGATTGGCGCGGCGCCAGCATGGCCCAGGGGCACGGGCCATGCGTTCTTCAGTGGTATAGCAAGAATCATCACAAGATGCTATTGCACGAAGAGGCCAAGAGATGGATAGAAACGGAGATCGGGTACAGGGAGCCCTCGTGAGAGTCCAATTCTATAATCCGCCTGTCCATCACTACTCGGGCATACACTATCGCATGAACCCGCCGCTAGGCTTGCCAATTATGGCGGCGGTATTGCAACAGGCCGGGCATGTCGCGAGCGTGTGGGACTTGGAAGCGTTGAGCATATCGCCCACGAAGTTGGGGAAGATATACGCGGCGCAAGAGAATCAGCCCGACGCGGTGGGGTTCACATGCACAACGCA